GTATCAACAACTGCATTGACTCTCTTTGATGTACTAATACCAACCTTATCATACACTGGAATGGAGACAATGCCAAACTGTTTGTTAACGTTTCCTTTCCTAATTACTCTACCAATAGTTTGACTAATAGTAGTAAAATTCATAGACCTAAGAAACAATACTGCTTCTAATCCACTAACATTTATACCTTCAGATAGTATGCTATGATGTAACACAACAAACCTAGTATTATCTTTACCCCACTTGTTTAATGTCTCAAAAAACTTAACTCTACTGACTTTAATTCCATTAATAACTGCACCAGTTTTAGCAGTAATATACATCCAATTATATCCTCTACCATATAATTCTGTGCCTAATTTACTACTAGAAAACAACCTAACAATTTGTGAGGTTCTTCTAGCACAAATTAATATCTTATCTACAGAATTGGAATCAATACTAGACAATATATTATCAGCATCATCTTCACAAGTTATCTTTCTATCTCTAATCATTTCACATTGATTAACTACAACTTTAGGTGGTAGTATAACACCAGCATCTACTAACTCAGGTGCAGGAACTTGCTCTAATACTTTACCATAAACTTCCTCATTATTCATACCTCTTTCATCATTCTTGCTATGATGAGGAGTAGCAGTAAAGAAGAAACACCTACGATTATTTGTAGTTGCAAAAAATCTAGTAGGAGTGTGAAAGTGTTGTTGAACACTATTATGTGCCTCATCAAAGTATATTGTATTTACAGGAATACTAGACTGTTGTATTCTATGTAATGAATGATATGTAGTAAATATAATCTTATTAGTATTCCAATTATTTACAACCCATTGACTAATATTATTAGAGTCAGTTGTACTATCATGCTCTGTTTCACCACTATGTACATGCAACACCATAGCATTATCAATTATCTTTAAGAAATCATTTGATAATTGTTGTGCTAATAATATTCTAGGTGCTACAACTACAATAGTTTGATTACCATATTGAAATTGTCTATGTGCATCAGTAATCATGCACATTGTCTTACCACCACCAGTAGGCACTATGACCTGACCCTTAGTGGTATGAGTCATTCTTTTAACAATCCTCTCTTGATGAGGACGTAATTTAATCATAAATTTCCCTCAGTACATATAATATAAAACCCCTGACTGCAAAAGTCAAGGGTTAGTGGACAGTTATGAAACTGGTTTAACTCTCATCTTCATCATCTTCATCCTTTGTCTTACCATGAATAGGATCTAATTTCCATGCTACAACTAGATCATTACCTATCTTTGGTGCTTTGATAACACCAAATCTTACAGCAGAATTGTAACTTTCAACCAACTTATCTTCAAGAATTAGTTGATCCATAATGACTCCAGATGTTTTTTCTGTCCATTCTTTAGGATTCCTTGTTGTTAGATGATTTTCTAGGAAATTTATAAATCCCCTCTTCTTATCACCATTTCCTGCATAGTTATCAATAAAATGATATGCTGCTGCAAGACCAAGAATCAATGGACCTTGTAGTGGATGTTTCCATACATCTGAAGTAGAGTATTTTATGGTACTAGCATAAAGTTCAACTGCTTGCTTTGTATATGTGGAACCATACTTATTGATTGATGTTTGAAGTTTAGAAAGTCCATAAACTTCATGTCCTTCAGGAGCACCAATTTTCTCAACATTAACACCAATAGATGCAAATGTCTCTTCCCATGCAAGTGCTTTGACATTACCTGATGCTACACCTGCTCTAAGTCTAGCAATAGCATTAGGATTGTTCCTGAGATAATTTGTATCATCAAAAAACTCAGATTCTACTGTCTCACATTCATTAAGACTCCTATCTTCAGGATGTTGAAGAACAGAAGGAATTTGACATGGAACTTCTTGGGTTCCATCTCCTGCTAGGTATACAGTTGCCAAACAACCAGTATGTTGTCCATCAACTATTACGTTTTGACCTCCCAACTTTTGAGGTCTTTTAGCAATAATAAGAGGACGAGTAAGATCTGGTTTAAAACCTCCTTTACGTCTTGCCTTCTTAATGAAGGATTCATTAATATATCTTTGATATTTCTTATCAACCACCAAATCTTCAACTGCTATGAAAACTATTGGTGCAAAATCTTCTCTATTAACTTGTGTTTTTACCTGTTTCTTAACATTGATGTTTAGTTTATCAACAATGTTTTGAAGTGGTACTAAGGTTTGAACATGCTTCATCACAGATGAAACGAAATTTTGTTTGTTAGACATTTTTAAAAAATTAACTTGGGCATTTAGTGTGGAACTTTTTCCATGTTGCAGAATCACCACTGAGAACTTTTAAAGTCATCTCTAGGACTAGATTTACCTCCTTGGTAGTTATGTATCCATAATAGTGCTCAATGGATTAGGTGTCAAGTCACTTAACACTTTGTCATCTTTCTTGGATAGCACATCTTGGTTGTTGTCTATCCAGTCTATCATAGGTAGACCAGAATGTCCACTCTCCCATACAAACCAAGCATAGACCATCATTCCAGTATTGTACTTACCATCTTCTCTCAACTCATCACCTAACATAGGATACCTAGTAAACACATATACTTTACTCAAACCATAACTCTTATCAGAATATATCTCATCATATCTCTTCTTGCCATGAAGATATGACAATGGGAGAAGAAATGCAAATTTATCCTTTGCTCTTCTCTTTGCCCATTTAATAAACTCTGATGCTATAGAGAATGGTGGGTTAGTGACAATATAATTGTAGTCATCATAATCCCAAAAGAAATTCTTTTCTCTATCATATGCAGTTATCTTATCATACTCCCAATATTCACTAAGAACCCTAGTGATAGCACCACCACCACAAGCAGGTTCACATACAGTCTTATCTTTATCAAACTCCTCTACATCAAGAAACTTTCTAGTAAGACTGTAAGGTGTTTCATAAAAGTCAGACTTCTTTGCTTTACTATCTCTCTTACCAACTTTACCTACACCAACTACATCAATATTTTTAGAAGAATTATTAGCACTAAAGTTTTTACCCAATGTTTTTATCATAATATAATTTAATATACAATTAAACTGCTACTTTGTCAAGTATCTCCATTCTTTTAAAAATACCTTCCATATTATAAAATAACTTATAATTCTCTGTTGTTACATAATGTCCTGTAATATCATTACCATCACAGTTCCATCCATATGCTATAACTCTCTCCTCACCACCATCAATCCTCATTTTCTTACTGCCATCTAGGTAAGAATGGTATCTTTCATCTAAATTCAGCATGGTTTTAATAGTATTGTGAGGATTCTAACATATGTTAGGTCTAATATCTATAAACTTTATACTCTCTTTAGGTTTGAGGACATCTTTCTGTTACAAATGACTCAAGTGCTTCCCTCACCTCTTTCTTCTGTACCTTAGTCATATGAACTATTCTTACACTCTCAACATTGTCCATAAACTTATCTACATCAGCACACTGCAACTCTATGGTTGCTGCAAATGCTAGGAGTGGGATCATTTAATTACCTCCCAATGGTCGTCTGATTCTTCATTAAGACAAAAAGAATATTTTTTAGAAATAGACTCAACAAATGTTAGTCCATCTCTACGTTCATTCACCCTACAACTATGTAGTTGTCTCATATCATTGAGAAACCTATCATTTGCTTGTCTACTCTTAGGTTTAACACAAATAAACTCAGATTTAATCACAGATACCTCAAAATAGTTATTTCACATAATCTTACACCCCAATTCAAAAAGACAATGAATGAAGTAATGAAGATTAATTTTTCTGATCCACTTAGTTGCATAAATTTTCTCTTGATGGTATCATTATAGTACATACTAGAATAAATGCAAAAAGTGTGTGACAGTTTTTCAAGTGTCCTATGATAATAGTTACAGGTTCTAAGGGTTTCATTGGTCAAAACTTCCTTAAAGCATTAAAAGATAAAGAAATAAAAGAAGTTGAAAAAAATGATAGTTGGCATTTTAGACAAAGTTTTAATGATTGGAATAAAGTAGAATTAATATTACATCAAGGTGCAATATCACACACAACATCTACTAATTTAAAGGCACTACAACATTTCAATGTAGAGTTTAGTCAGTGGATATTACAACAAGCAATCAAATATCAAATACCTATTAAATATGCCTCATCTGCATCTGTGTATGGTCATACTCTTACAGATATGAATCCATTAAATTACTATGCAATATCAAAACTCACAGTAGATTATTGGATTCAAGATCATATTAATGAGTTCTCATTCATACAAGCATTTAGATACTTTAATGTGTATGGAGAAGGTGAGGAAAATAAAGGAGATCAAGCAAGTCCCATTTCTAAATTTACAAAACAAGTAAAAGAAGATGGTAAAATAAAACTCTTTGAAGGTTCTGATAAAT